TATTATTGTTTAAATCAGTATCGGGCGCATCCCATGAGGTAACATCAAAATCTATACGAACATCAAAATCACCTGGAAATTTGTATCTGCTTATTAATACACCAGTAGATTCTGCTGTTCCAGTTGAATTAAAGTTTAATTTGTTTGATTGAATTGATAGTTCAGAATTAGGATCTATCTCTGTCCATTTATCTGAATCAGGCGGATCATCATCATCACCAGTAAAGTCATCGTCCCATTTTGTACATGGAGGCCATGATGGAGAAACTGAAGCAGAAATTGAAGCACTTATGCTTGGACTTGCACTTATAGAGGCTGAAGGTGAAGCAGATATACTTGCAGAAACTGATGGTGAAGCCGATGGACTGGCAGAAATACTGGCAGAAGCTGATATAGAAGCCGATGGACTATCTTCTATGGCAAAAGCATTTTTAAACTCCCAGATTTCATCAGCAATAATTTTTTTATTAGAAGTTACTAAAAAAGTTCCATCAGGCAAGCGAACTATATCATATGTATCGCCCCATTGAACTGGGTTACCACCAATTTCTTCAGAAGGTGAAATGCTTGCAGATATTGATGGTGAGGGTGAGGGACTTGTAGAAATTGATGCTGATATTGAAGGACTTGCAGATATTGATGCTGAAAGGCTTGCAGATATTGATGGTGAGGGGCTTGCTGATATAGAAGCTGAGGGTGATCCAACAGTTCCCTCAATGTAAATTTCAAGTCTTCTGGATGTTCCTTGACTTAATGATAATGAGGATGAATAATCCGGGTCGTCGGAATTATAACCATAGAACATATTACCGACGCCTGTTCCACCACCAAATATTAAGCCTGTAGTATTTGTTGAATGACTATAAAAACCAAGCCCAGTATCTGTTGTTACTTCAAAAGCATCAAAATCTGTTGGTGCCGTTAATGTAATCCATCCAGTTGATAGCCCGCTTATATCAACGATTTCATCATAACTATCAAAAATAAAGGTAGTACCAGAAAACGTACCTTTCCAAATTCTAAGTCGTCCGCTTGCAGTTGTGTTATATATCTTTATTGAATTGACGATACCGTCATCAGAGAATGTTTCAGGTGTTCCACTAGATACATAAACAGAATAGAAATAACTACTCACCGATGTATTATCATTTGCACCAGTGCCATAACCATACCAAATGCCAGCTTCACCGCTTGGGCTTATAGACGAGGAAGGAGAGGCTGATATAGAGGCTGACAGAGAGGCAGACGGTGACGCACTTATGGATGCTGATATAGAAGCAGATAAGCTGGCAGAAATTGATGGCGAAGCCGATAGCGATGCGCTTATAGAAGGTGATGGACTAGCAGATAGGCTTGCGCTTATAGATGCAGAAGGTGAAGCTCCAGCCCCACCCATGTCATCAAGACGAATAGCCCAGAACAGAACCGCTGCTCCATCTGTAGCGTTGAGAATTACACTGTCTCCGCCCGTACCAGACCGATCAATGTAATTCATCTCAAGATAATCAGATGAACCAAGGACCACCGGAGCACAGAAAGATGAGCCACTAACGAACTGATCATCACCGCTTTGCTGTCCTCTTAAGAACTCGCCCCATATGGCGTAGTCTACTTCTGTACCTGTCTTGCTTAGTTGATGTTGAGGGGTGCATCTTTGACCACTTGCGGTACTTGATTTATCCCAACAGGCAACACCACCAGCGAGAACAGTTATTTCTTCTCCCGCATCATTTTCTATTTGGGTAAGATTTGCAGAATGGTCGAAGCTGGCATCATCAACAATCTCATCTGCTACAGGAAATGAAATCTGTCTTTGGGTATTATCGATATCTGTAATATCAGCATCTGTTTTACCAAGTATAATTACATCCTGAGATGTGACATCGATAAATCTGGCAGATGCAGAAGTACAATCCATTTCTCCGCCAGATGCTTCTTCTACTTGATCTACAAAATAGAACTCAATTGTCTCGGACGATCCGCCAGTTACAACAGGAACGGTGACAACTGATGTGGCACCATCATTATATCCAGAACCACGATAATAACAGGTTGTCCAGCAATAGGGTGAACCGTCTTTATAAACAGCCACCATCGCTGAATTTCGATCTGTCGCCCCTGTAAACTGAAAGTGAGCATCAATCAGAACTTTAGAATTTGCAGCAATTGTAAACGTACTGCTTGAACGAGTTATTGTTGTTCCGCTTGAATCGCTGGTATTGTCCCATGTAACTATCTTGAAAGAACCGGAAGGAGAACTCGGAGTCCCTAAATCAATAGGCCGTGGAGAGTTGTTGTAAACACCAGAACCTGTATCCGTCCCGGTAGTGTTTGCAAATAAATAATCTTGATCCGATCCAAGATCAACAGCCCACATACCCCTTGGATCTCCAGCCAACCTGTCATAATCACCTACTCTATCAGATGAATTAAGCTGAGTACCTTCACGAACCTTGACAATATCATCTGCATCAAGACTTTCAACATAACAACCATGCCTATCTATGTAATCAGCAGAACCAGAATACCGGAGATAGCCCCATTTGGTAGCTCCATGAATACCGACAAGAGCATGACCGCCACCTGTATTTAACGAGAACTGAGCAATGGCGCCTGATCGTTGTGTACCCGATTCATATAAATGATCCGAATACCCGAAGATATAAAGAGCGGTGTTTGGAACAGTAAGTTCTGGAGAAGACCACTGAGCCGACCAATCACCTTGAGCAGTCGGTGTCCCTGCTAATGCCCGATCTGCTTCAGTGGTAAAGGACTTATTGGTTTCTGAACCAGTGTCCTCAATTATAAATATTTCGCCAGCAGCCATTTATTTTTCTTTTATAAAAGGATCAGGTTTATTAAGCCTGTATATCAAATTATCATAAAGCCCCCGCAAGCCGCCATTGTTATCATAAGCCTTTTTTAATCCATTCAATATTGATCTTTTTGTTTCGAAATATGTTCGTCTTTCAATTTCATCTATCACACGAGAAAATTCTTTTCTTTTTTCTTGAGTTAAACTTTTTGCAAATTTCGTTGTCAAATCCATAATAACCTCTTTAATCATGCCAATCTGGAACAGGTTTGAACTTTTCAAGCAACCAATCAAGATCATGCACAGCTTTAGACCACTTGCCATTTTTCCATAGATTTCGACTGTGCTTTCGTGCTTTGCTTACTTGCTTACCGCTAATTTTATACGGAAAGCTGAAATCTTTCTGTGTACGAAACATGTGTGAAAACCAAGTTTTTTTATTTATCAGATGCTGTCCACCGGAAAGCCATGACTTGCAAGCTATTTCCACACCCATTTGACCCCACGAACCATGATCTTCATCTAATCCGCCAATGTCCCAATATCTTTTTCGATGCATCATCCAACATGCACCAAGTCCGCAAAGCAATGGTGCTATGTCTTGCTCTTCTATTTCCTTGCGTTTACTGAATGCGCGCCAATATTGAAAATGCATGGTTTTATCAAACCTCATAGAATCGGCAACTCGACTCCAGCGTGGCTTCCAAACCAGTTTCTTTATAAACTTACCATTTTTTTTACCGCACTTTTTGCATTCTTCAGGATAAGGGCCCATATAAGTCCTTTTTCCACACTCGGTGCATTTCCAATCGAATACGTGCAGATTATACATTCTTGGAACTATGGTCCAGTCATGTTCACAATCTTCCATGAGTTTCACATCGAAGCCTTTATCAAAGGCGCAGTGTGCATCGGCTTTCATTATAAAATTTGCCTGTGATATTTTGGCTGCTTCATTGGTTGCCGCTCGTTGTCCAATTGATTCCGTATGATGAATAAGTTTGACGTCTGGATGATCGTGAATTCCAGGATCGGGCCAGTATCCATCCAGGATTGCAATAACTTCGGTATTGGCTCGTTTGTTTTTGATGATATCGTCAATTGTGTTGTTAAGAAATTCTTCATTTCTTGCCGGTATCAATACTGATAAGTCTCTCATTTTGCCCCGTTTATTCTTTTATGAAAAACCATGATGGATGAACACGTCTTCTCCCCTTGGTTTTATGTGTTATATACAATGGTTTGAATTTATGAAATGTGATATAATCTATAATTGCAGCCTTTGCACCAAACCCACCACGCAAACCTTCTACCCGATTGAAAAAATCATGTCCGGAAAGTATGCCGCCTTTTTTTATTTTTGGAATCCAATTGATTAGATCCATCATGACATAATCATATTTATGGTTTCCATCGATATAAATAAAGTCCAGGGAATCGTTAGGAACATATTTGCAAGCATGATGACTTTTCATTTTGAAAAATTCATAGTTTTTGCCGGACATTCTTTGCATCATTTCTTCAAGATGATTCTTGTTTTTTTTACCATAAGTTCTTTGTCCGCCATCATAATCTATGTAAGGATCAACTATATAGAGTTTTAAACCTGGGATATACTTAAACATACCTTGAGCATTCTTCCCTTTTAACACACCTACTTCACAGCCTGTTTTGAACCCTAAGTCTCTGAATAAGACATACAATTCTCTTCTGAAAAAATTTAATACAGTTACAAATCCATTCTTTTCAGTTACAGTATAATGTTTTTCAAGGTATTTTCTTATGTCCATAATCTTTTTTTGAGGTCCTCTATATTTCCCCAATGAGGTAATGTTTGCGTTGGTTCAATGCCTTTGTTTCGTCCTGAGACCGACCTCATACTATTGCCGGACTTAATACTTACGCATGGGATATCACTGTCAATGTTTTTCCAACAATCTTTCCATGGCAAAATATCTTTTCTGCGATCAGAAAAACCGTTCAATATTCGTCTTTTTAAATACTTGATTAAATACTCACGACCGGAAAGCTGTGCACATAAACTATAATCTTTTTTATAATAGAAAGCTTTTTTTCGATATATAAACCATAGATTTGTGTATCGGTATGCCATATCCTCTTTAACAGGTTTAAAATCAAAATAGCCGCTTGGTGGATATAAACAGTCAGCTTCCGCTGTTGCTACCAGTGGAGTTGTTGCAGCTTCGCAACCCATGAGGAGTTGTCTAAAGATATTCATATCTGAAGCGCCAATATTTCCGACACAGATATTTTTGCCGAAGTTGATCGGTTTATGTGAGACAGATATCAAAGGTGTGTCACCTATAACATTGAGTAAGGACTTTTGTATTATTTTTTCGAATGCTTCCTCTTCTTGGTTACAAGTATAATAAATGACTGTTAAGCGATCAATCATTATATAGCTCCCTTATGAATTCTGACATTCTGCCATATGTTTTACCCCAACCCGGAACAGATTCAGAAGTTTTCCAACCTTTTCTGGCACCTTCTTTAGTAAAATCTTTTTTGTTAAATCGATTGGGAGTTAAATTATTGCTATGGCGTATATCGATGACCGGCTGCTTGCTCATAATTTTTTGTGTGCTCCAGTCACCTTTTACTCCTCGCGGTGGTGAATTGCCGATTCTAGCCGTAAAACCTTCTTTTTCTAGAATTGCTACCCGTTGACTATAATAGCTTAATAATAATTCTCTATGTGCTATTAATAACGAAGGACAATATGTTTTGTAATATATTGCCGCGCCCGTTAAGATATCAACTGCCCAACGATTTTGGTTAAAGTAAAACACGTTTTCTTTTGCAGGTATAAAATCAAAATGGCTTTTATGATAAAATAAATCATGTTCACACAAATATATTATGTCCGCTGCACTTTCTTCTACGCCCTTTAGAACTTGTTTAAACATGGATATATGTGATCGATTTAATTCCATTACGAAGTTTTTGCCAAAATCAATCGGATATTGGGACACAGATATAATTGGAATATTCATGCTAAGTAATATCTTACGGGCAACAGCATAGATTCTTTCTTCAGCCTGGTTATCCGTGTAATAGACGATTCCTTTATTCATGGGAGAGTATTCATCTATTGTCATTACCTGCTTTGCCTGAGAAAGTTTTGTTGCTTCTTCTATAACCGCTTTTTCTCCGATAGGTTCGGAATAATATATTACCCTAATGTCCGGATGATCTGGTATATGCACCATGGGTGGACCATCTACTGTTATTATTAACTCAGTACCTGCTTGTTTATTTTCAAGAATATTATTGGCAGTTGAGAATCTTTTGTTTTTAGTTGAGACAATAACCGATAGGTCTTTTATTTTCTTTGTTAGCAATGGTATGCCATGTTTCATTCTTTCACCCAAAACCAGGATGAATGCCGGTCTCCTTTATGATGAGGTTTTCTTTGAGAATCGGTAAGATAATGTGGAAATATTTTGTGCTGAGCAATATAAGCTTCTACTGCCGGACGTACTTCCATGTTTGCTTTTGGATGATGATAATAATCATGTCCTGAAACAATACCTCCGACCTTGACTTTCGGAGTCCATAATATTATGTCCATTATTGTATAGTTAAATGTATGATTTCCATCAATGTAAACAAAATCCAATGAATTATTTGGAACTAATCTTGCAGCTTCATCGCTAAACATTTCCATTATCTCTGCATCATATGTCTCAACTCTTTTTATTGTGCTGGCCTTACCATTATCTAAAAGCTCTTTGCCCCGATGCTTCCTTTGTCCTTCATAATCAATCCATGGATCAACCAAATATAATTTTAAGCCTGGGATAGCTTGGAACATGAATTCCGCATTTATTCCTTCCATCACACCAACCTCACAGCCGATCTTGTACTTCAATTCATTGAACATATTATAAAGATCTTTTCGCAGCTGGCCTTTTAATTTGATAGGTGCTTTTCTTACATCGTTTAACTTAAACTTTTCCCTGAAATATCGTGTAGCCTTGAGGCTTTCTGTGTTGTGCCAGGTTGGGACCGGCTTGAATTTTTCTACCAGCCATGCAAGATTTCTTTTCTGCAGTGGCCATTTTGGATTTTCATGAGCAAATTGATTTGTCAGAAATTTTGCACTTTTGTTCCATTCGTCTCTTGGTTTTGGATAAGTTGCTCGATGGGGATGCTTAACACCGGCATTCTTTTTCCAATGTGCATACCATGTGTTTCGATCTAACATATATTTGCCACCGGACAACCATGCCTTTAAGCAAGTTTCTTGAGCTTCTCTGCCCATGACTCCATAATTTTCATCATCCAATCCACCAAGTTCAAAAAAGCGTTTCCTATGTGTAAACCAGCAAGATCCTTGAGATGTCATGAGCGGGCAAATCTTTTTCCCTTTTACACGTTCACCATACTCGGGCCAATTGTGACCTTTTAAGGGATAGCGTTTATCATCCGGACTTGAGATATATTGAAAATCAAAAATTTTATTACCTTTGTCCCATTTTTTTGTGTCCAGGTTATACCGTCTTGGTACTAAGGTATAACCCGGTCTACAATCCTGTGATAAGATTTTGTCAAATCCTTCTCCAAAACAGCAGTGGGCATCGCACTTCATCAAATATTTGCCTTTAGCAATTCTTGCTGCTTCATTGATGCTGGGCCGCATGCCTTCCGCAACTGGATGATGAATAAGAATTACCCTCGGATCATCCTTGATTGGCGGATCAGGCCAATACCCGTCAAGTACTGCAATGATCTCAATGCTTTTCTTGGATTTAGCCAACAGGTCGTCAATTGTTTTTTGTAAATAAGGTTCATTCCTTGCCGGTATTACTACTGATAGATTCATGTTTCCCCCGTGCGTTTAAGTTATTTCCAATAATGGCACATGCAACGGAACACCGAATGCCGTCCAGTTTTGCGGTGTGTTGGGATCGTTGGTTATGTAGACTTGGTCTATATAAATGCCCGCATTATTGCCTTCAGATCTATCACATCCAAAATATAGAGTAGGGGATAACGTACCGTTCCACTCATTAGCTATCGTTTGCGCCGTTCCTACTTCCTCACCATTTACATAAAAATGAATTTTATTATCATATGTCCCAAGTGAATCGTATGTCATTAGTAAATGATACCAGAGATCAGCCGTTTGGTTTGACCCCACTTGAACACTTTCATTTACACCATTAGCCCTGTATGTTGCAATCAGACCCACAGAAGTGTTCATTTGTATGCCTATACTGTTATCAGCATCTCCACTCGTTCCTATTTCAAATATACGATCATTTGTAGCTATATAATCTAAATAAACCCAAAGGCTAATTGCGCCGATGTTTAGATTTACAATGTCCTGATTAGTTACTGCATATTCTAAATAATAATTTGCGCTGATATCCTGATTGTTATATCCATAAGTTCCTGCCAATACTGCTCCTACCTGAATAATCCCACCGCTTGAACCATAAGTACCAACAACTGAATTTATTTTATCCGTTCTTCTTGTGGCATCATCTGCCCCTTCAAAATCCAAATAAAACAAAACACTTTTCTCGGCAACATCCGTATCGACTGCGCCGTTGCCTGTGAAGATGCTGCCGTATGGGAGGATGCAAGATGAGAAGGTTTTGATTTCATCGATGATTATGTCAGAACCACTACTGCCACCGCTTCTGCTGATTCTATGCTGTATCGGATGACTGGTTGTTGGTGTAGCTGTTGGCGTAGCTGTTCCTATGACTTGCCCATCAAAAACAAATAGTCCAAAATCATTATCTGAATCCCATGAGAGTAATACGGTATGCCACTGCTGCAAAGAATTGCTTTCTGTATATGCACTTGTAACTATATCATAAGCAGAACCTCCATAATTGATTCTGAAATTAAAATAATCAGAATTGTGGTTATACCAGAACTCAATGGCATCGCTGTCATTATACCGCAAATAATATATATGTTGATTTGCTCCGACATTGTAAATAAACTGTGGATTAAACGTGAAAAGAACAGATCCTTTCTTTAAAAAATCATTGTCGTGTATAGTTCCACTACCAACTACCATATCTACATAATATAATCCTTTGGTATCTAATGCCCGACCTCTTGTTGCATCTGTTATTGAATCATTGTCTGTATTTCTATCTGAAGAAGTTGCAACATCTTCCCAGTTAGCGTTTGGCCCAACCGCAGCAAGTATCGCACTTGAAGCAGCTTCATTATCATCACACTTCCAATGACCTGCAAGATAATCAACCTCTGGAAGGATGCAGGCATCAAATGTTTTGATTTCATCGATGATTATGTCTCCAGCATAAAGAGTATTGTATGTATCGTTACATCCAAAAGTAAAAGCAGCAGGATGGCTTGAAGATGGAGTATCAAGACCGGTATTAGTACCGATAACCTTACCATCAAGAGCGAATAGCATAAAGTCGTTGTCTGTGCTCCATGAAAGCAATGCTGTGTGATATTGTTGTAATGTATTGTTTTCAGTATATACAGGAGACATAATTTCAACTGCGGTTCCATAATCCACAGTCAACCTAAAATAATCATTATAGTTATCATAAAGAAAATAAATTCGCTCATCTCCAACCCCCACATTAAGCTCAAAAATATATCGATAATAACCAACATTATAGACAAAGTTGGGTTTAAATGTTATCATGACAGAACCATTCTGGTAAAAATCATTGTCGTGGACTGTTCCAGAACCGCAGACCATATCAATAAAGTACGCATCTTTTGTATCTAAGGCTCGACCACTTACTGCATCCGTTGTGGAATCATTGTCAGTATCTCTACTCGCTTGAGATGAAATAACTTCATAATTAGCGTTCGGTCCAACTTCAGCGAGTACTGTACTTGACGCAGCATTATCATCACATTTCCAGTGGCCTATTAGATGATCGGTCCGAATCCCGCCTCGCCCAACCAGAAACGTTTCACTCCCCACCGTTCCACTCAGGAACATCGGGTCATGCTTGACCACCGCCAGATTGTGCCTTGCTCGATCATTCGTGAACTTTGCATCGTGGCAGTTTCGTGGTGTGTTGGGATTGTTGGTTATGTATATTTGGTCAAATATAGCATCTGCATCACTTGTATCATCATATTCCTTTCCAATATATACAGTTGAGATTGTCCCTGCCCAAATTCCGGCATCTGTGTGTTCTTCTATAAGAATACCATTTAACCACAATGCCGACCAATCCTCATCCCATGAGAGCCTTGCGTGATACCACGTACTCAAAGTCAGCGGATAAACAGTGTCGAAGCACGAAGTACCAGTTCCACCTGCTATTCGGTGTCCTCCTAAATAATAATTGGTACTGAGAGTAATATACAATTGGATTTTATTGTTGGTATTAGGGCCAGCTCCAAATAGGTAATCATTATTGCCAAAAGTTTGAAAATTAAACCAAAACATAATTGATCCTTTTAGTGGGTCAATTATGTTGGTTGCATTTGAGTAATTGACATCTCCTACACCACCTGAATCATATCCTCTTGACCCAGCTATATGTGTCGTTGTCGTTGCTCCATTTATTTCATTGGCTGCGATAGAACCAATTTTATCAGTGCATCTTTCAGCTTCTGTGTCTCCTTCAAAATCCAAATAAAACAAAACACTTGAATCACCGTTGCATGGTTGGAAGAAGTGGGGGGCGTCTATATGCAAGGCTCCGTCTGTTGCTCCATCGTCAATGCCTTTTGGAATAATTAGATCAGAAACCCACGTTCCTGTATCTGGAGCATCTCCTGCTGTATATCTTAAAATTATTCCAAATCCATATGTAGTTGATACGTTAAAAGAAGCCGTTGTTGGTGGGTTTCCTTCTACTGCCGATGTATTGTCATAAGGAATGCCACCATCAGCACCTGCGCCATTGTCTCTATTCAAAGCTGTACTGCCAGATAGATCATTATCCCATGCTATACCAAAACGTATTACATCATTTGTTGAAAAATCTAAACTCTCACCTCCATAAACGGTTACAGATTTTTCTCCATTCCAATCATTAGTAGGGCTCCATGAAGCCAAATCTACAGTTCCAATTAAAGTTGACCCATTGTAAACAACTAACCACGCTTCCTGCCAGTAATCTTCCGTGGTCCCCATTGCATTGAGATGAGTTATGGTTCCGTCTTCCGTTGCGGTCCATTCACGACAATAAACTCTATCAGAATTTGTACCATACACCGCCCATGATCCAATTGGGGAATCTGGCGTTCCTTCGTCATTCGGGAAACCTACCCATTTTGATTTTTCACCAAGGCTAAAATCTTTAAACTCATCCCCGATTTCAAGGCGTTCAACTGAGGTATATTTAAAAGCAGTCCCACATGAAAAATTATCAACACTCGTGTAGTTTGAACCATCAGCAAGTGCAACCATACCAGCGTAATTTCCAGAACTATATGTTGAAGAAGTTGCATCTATGTCTATTGTTCCATCAACATATACTTTAATGGTTGTTCCTGTTATTAGGGCAAAAACTGTATACATGCCAGCAATCCTACTTACCACTGTTCCAGTTGCTACCCACGTATAAGATGATCCATTCCAAGACCTAAGATATAATCTTCCACTGGCATTAAATAATGCTGCATATCCGGTATCAGCACTATAATCATATCTAAACAAAACCCCTGATGAATCATCTTGAGATAGATCAACTTCTAAATCAGCTTGTGCCCAGTTATCCGCACTTCCTATTGAAGGGATGCAGGCATCAAATGTTTTGATTTCATCGATGATTATATCACCATCGCCAGACCCTCTACGAGCAATTTCAAATTCTCCTGGATGGCTTGCTGTAGGTGTACCTGTTGGACTTCCAGTTTCAATTGTCTCGCCATTAACGACAAGAGCCATAAAATCTTTATCAGAGTCCCAGCAACAATGAATCGTAGTCCATTGCTGTAACTCATTATTAGAGGTAAAAGCATCGGTGTCACATACTACCTGGGCAGCTCCCCCCCAAATTACTCGAAATCTAATATCATCCGAATTTGACTCATACCAACAATCAATTAAATTATTGTCATCATATCTTAGTCTCCAGATACTCTCATCTGCCCCAACGTCATAAGCAAACTGAGGTTTAATTTGAAGTGTAATTGATCCTTTCTTCAAGAAATCATTGTCGTGTATTGTTCCACTGCCAACTACCATATCAATGGAATACAGTCCTTTTGAATCTAACGATCTGCCCCCTATAGGATCCGTTATCGAATCATTGTCTGTATCTCTACTTGCAGATGTTGAAGTTACTTCCCAGTTACCATCACTACTTGCGACTTCATCGACAACTGTACTACTCGCAGCATTATCATCACACTTCCAATGGCCTATGAGATAATCCGTCTCCACCGTTCCACTTACGTTATGATATGCCTTGCAAGTATCCCAAGTTGAAAGTGGTTTCGCTACTCCACCAGATACACTGAAATCATGACTTCCAAAATCTGTCCAGTTAGAATTAAGGTCTGACCCTGTAGAAAAAGTATCTGAGAATATACTATTCTTTTCACGGTCGGTTGAGTCGATAATCCACATGACCGTTAGGGTTGTCAGTGCCGTTACGGTTCCATTGTTCCAGCCGAACCTAAGCGCCACACCGGGATCGTCAATATACTGAATATAAGTGCTATCGCCGCCGCCAAGGGTTGATTCGGTCATAATTCCCTGCACGTTACACTCATCAGACAAGGTAGCTATATAATCAGCACTTGACTGAACACCGTCACCGCCAGCATCCGCTTCACTTCCTGTGCTTTCATACTTAGAATCACCACTGGTAATCGTGTCCGTGTCCATAAAACACAAACCGTTTGCAGCATTATCGGACAGGGTGATTGAAGCAGTTGCATTGAACTTCGCTGTCATGGCTATACGATCAGGATAAATATACAACTCAAGGCTCGAACCCGATTCATCTGCAAGGCTTGACTGCCCTGAGTCCTCAAAGTCTCCAACAGCTCTTAGTCTGACTCTGGTTGACGTATTCTCTACAATCTCAAGCGTAATCCCAGTGTCCTCGCTGATGCAATAAGTCGTACCCCCCACCACCACTTTTGATCCAAACGTAAACCATATATCAGTTATGGTCGGGTCATAAATTCGCCCAAGAAACGCTTCACTGCCGTTGGAATAAGTTCTCGCAACGAACCCATCACAGTGAACATCTATATAAGTGGCTTGTTCATCGACCGAAATATATGGATCAATCTCAAGTCCATCAACCAAACCATCAGGCTCAAAGATAATCGTCCTAACAACCGCTCCCTCATCGTCCGAGACATTGCCAGTATATCCATCGGTGTTTATTTTTAGGTCGCCATTGGCAAAAAGCTGCTGCCCCAGTTCAGTGAGTGTAATTTCCCAGATCATGCGAACAGTAAAGCCGGGAGCTACCACATTGACTGTCCACTTGTTGTCTTCTCCATAAAAGCAAGGGATGTCTATGTCCCAACTGAAAGCCCCCTGAGTACCTGACCCCTGTATATGTCCGTCAACAACATCGACATATTGCCATGCACGATTAAAGTTCTGCCAACCACTTTGATCGTATTGACCCTGAACAAACCACGTTGCTACAAGCGCATCGTCCAAATAGACATCAACGGAAATGTCATCGTGAACATGAACCGATTGCACACCGTTTTTGACACGTTTGTTGATCTTCTTGCCTGTCGCTACAGTTTCTTCTTCATGGGTGAGATCATATGCAACATGCTCTGGTATAATATGTTCAGGTATAATATATTCAACACCATCGTCATCAAGTGCAATTTCTTCGGGTACAATTTCTTCGGGCACAAGCCGGGAAAAGAAGAACTCTTCAGGTGTGTTTATCGGATCTATTTGTTCAAGTCTCATTGCGTTATCCTTAAAATACTACTCTCAGGATCAACCACTCCTGATAGATATCTGTCGATGCACCATTGCTCATTGCAATAATATTCAATACTGGGATCTGACTCAAGCCCTTGTGTATCCACCGCTGTTAAATAGTATGCCCCAACAGCAAGATAAACAGTTCTTCCGTCTATATTTACCCTGGAGAAAAAGAATTTTTCTGGTTCTATTTCTTGTGCAGTTTGGAGCTTCACAGCAGATTTTCCTTTACTCGTATGTTTTTATCGCGGTCTCTGTTGCGTTTTCAGGTGGATCTCCATTTCCTGATAAATATTTATCAATACACCATTGCTCGCTGCAATCATATTCGAGGCTTGGTTCAGATTCGAAACCTTCTGTATCTACTGCTGTTAAATAGTATGATGCTATAGCCAGATCTGTTGTTGGAATATTGTGGTTTGTTGTTGCCGCTGGATGGGGGATATTGTCTTTCAAACGGATTATACTAGAACCTATCCGTTGATAAAGCCTGTAATGAGACATGTCTGGCTCGGTATTTGGCTGCCAGGCGAAATATACAATGACAAGTATTTGAAAGAATGTTTTCACTCTATTCTTATATTGTCAGGATTGATCCACAAGCATTCTATATGTCCTGGTGTATCGATTGGAAATGGCCCTGAATCAAGAGAAGATTCCCGTCCAAAATTATCGAAGGCAGTTACAGCAACACACCAATATATACCTGTAGTCAATTCGACTTCTTGTTCTTGTTCTTCATTGGGCCCATTGACCAAGCATGGTACAGTTAGTTTTCGAGAATCGTCCCAGCTTTGGCTTGTGCTTTTCCACCAGATATTAAATCCAAGTACTGTATGCGGTGCAGGGTGTGTCCATCCGAGTGTGACAGTCCACGCCTGACTTGTAGCCGGGAGCCCCAGCAAGAAAGCTCCCAGCCAAATTATACAGAGTTTACGAAACATTTTCCACCGTTGTCATCATCTAGGGTACAATTCTGATGCCACTCGCTGTCTGAGGTTTCGTTGCATCGAAAGGGGCAGACCAATCAGCGGGCCAACCTCCTTGCCCTATAGGCTTTACTCTGAATGTATGATTCCCAGCAGGCAATGAATCAACATTGAATTTTAAACTTCCATCAGATTCGGCAGCTATGTCTTCAATGATAGTTCCATTATGATCTACATCATAAAGACTTACTCCTGCCATTGGGTCGGTTACCAGATCTGTTGCCATCGCCTGTGGAATGACGATTAGAGCAAATGCCATAACGATAATAAGTGTTTTCATTTTTTTTAGCCCCTTTATTTGTGTACAGAGATAACACGCTTGGTGAGAAATTATTTTTTCTTGATTTCGGTTTCTTTTTTCTTGGCTTCAGCTTCTTTTTTCTTGGCTTCTTCAGCTTTTTTCTTGGCTTCGGCAGCCTTTCTTTCAGCTACGAGCTTCCTCTTTTTTTCTTCTTTGGCCTTTCTTTTCTTTATATCAAGCTCGCGCTGTTTCAATGCTTCTTTCAAATGTTTTTCCCAAAGCACATGGACGTCCGGATCATAGTCACTTTCATTAATGATCATGGGTTTTGTACCATCTTCCAGATGTACAACTTTAATCGTTTCTAATTTCATTTTTATACTCCTGTTCATTAAAAAAGGGCGAGCAGATTAAAATCTACCCGCCCTATCCAGGTTGAAGATATTTTTAAAGATTAAACGTTTCTTCGTGCTACAACTGCCAGGTTCGGATCCAGGCACTTTACGCCAAACAGAACGTCAAGTGTAATCAGGATCTTTGCTGTTGAATCATTGTATGCAAGTCTGGAGCGGATGGACAGGCCGGTTCTTGGGTCTGTCGCAACTGCCATGCGTGCACCTGCGTTATTACCGAGGTTGGGGAGAGGAGCCAGGGCAATTGCGAATGCGTTGCGGTGAAACATCAGGTTTGCATAGTAGGAGTCAGCGAAGGTATCTGAATCAGCAGTTTCGAATGTTACCACGGCGCCGCTTGTTACATCAGCTGCGAGCTGTGGCCAGATTGCCAGGGAACAGGCACCGGTTCCGACACCTAACGATACATCGGCAGTAATGGAATATCGCTGTGTATTACCAGCAATAACAAAGCTGTCACCGGCTTTGAATGTCTCGACATTACCGGAAGAACTGTTGGAAGTCAACGCAGTAATGGCAAGTGTGGTGGCATCTTTTGTATGATCTCCATTAACTGTTGCCAAGAGATCGCTAGCTGCAGAGATAACTGTACCGGATGTGTGTGTCGCGAGGGTTTGCTGTACAAAGTGCTCGGCACCAAAGCGCGTACCGAGGGAACCTCGCATCAAGGCTTCCTTGCTGTCATCTCCAGCAATTCTTGCAGCATGGAAAATCTCAGCCTGCAGGAAAGATGCTTCAAGGCTTGAATCGATTCCAAAATGAATCATGTCAGAATCGACAATTGTGCCGGCATTGTCACGCAGAATTTTCCTTGTGCCGACGATATCGTTTGCACCGGGGGTACTATCGATATCATAAGACCACGGAACATGTTTGTAGAGATCTGTGATCTGGGTTTCAATGTAATTGGCCAGAGCATATGTTGCAGGGGAGAGATGATCGGAGATGATTTTTTCGGTCGTATAGGCAAGTTCTTTGTCCGTCAAGCCAAACTTGACCTCTCGCCAATTATCCAGCGTTATGTCAATGCTGGTAGGTTCGAGATCTTGGACGGTTGTGCCATTACCACCGACGTAAGTTGAAAATGTACCGGGCTTGCTGATCTGAATCGTATCACCTTTGTTAGCGGATTTACGCTCAGCATCATAGCCGCGATGAACTCGAGCTGCCATGCCAAGAGCATTCTCCAAAACAATGAGCGCTTCCTGGGCATAAAAAATAGGATTATAAGGATCAATGTTATTCGCCATTTTTTAAATCTCCTTTATAGGAAATTAGACGATGCTAACCGGAACCCCTGCTTTTTCCGCTTTTTCGCGTGCCGCCCGATATTTAGCCGGTATGCTTGCATCTTCAGCAGAAATTACAACAGTCCCATCGTCTACATTAAAATTACTGCCTGAACCGGGACCACCTCCTAGCGAGGAAGTCAGGAAGCGATCTTTCTCTGGGTGTTGCTCAATGATTGTTTCGATTGCTTCATTAAAATCCGCTGGCTGACCGACATCTTTCCTAGATGGAATTTTTTCTCCACCTATATATCCGACCATCTTGATTTCCGAACCTTCACCTTCGACCTTGAAGTATGGTTTGAAGATGTTTGTTGCAAGATCCGCACTCAATACAGTCTTTGGTTTTGTGCCAGAAAAATAAGGGCTTTGGGCAAAATGATTTGTTACCATCAGATGTTCAATTGTTTCTTTTTGAGTAGAGGTCGTTTTTTCCATGTCAGTAATTTTTGCATCGAAAATATCACGCTGCTCTTTCAACTGGGTATCTGAGATATCTTTCATTTGCTCCTTTAACTTATCAAACTCTCCAGCTTCGATCATTTTTTTGCCATCAAGTTTTTCTACAGTTTCAAGAGCTGCCTTAGCCGCTTCAGGATCTATACCTTTGAATATGTCAAGTTGAGTTTGTAGACCGTTTGCTTTTTCAAAATGCCTGTCCTTCTCTTCTGTCAAACTTGTTACTTTAAAAAGAAGTCTGGGCGCATCATGAACAATATCCTTTCCGTTTTCATCGACATAAACCGGCATTTCATTCTTTACGATTACGTGTCCTTCATCATCAAGCTTTAATTTCATGGCTTTGACCTCCCGTCATACAGCATCCCGCTGTTTTTTATTTGCCATCTTAGAGGTAAATCATAACGTTGGCCTCACGCCATCAACCGAGCATCTCGCCCTTTTGACTTTTCAGTTATCATTTGCCCCTGTTACAATACCATATTATTGTTGACAATTTTTATTTTATATTCTATTAAAAGTCAAGCTTTTTTTTTACTACATCTTGCGTATAACTTGATGGAGGTATACACTATATGGCTATAAATCCTGCTAATCCAATTGGTTATGGAAAAAAATATAACAAAAGCCAAGTGCCAACGAAACACCACCGGCGCCTGTCAAGAAAGGTAATCGTGCGTCGTGCGGAAGTCCAGAAGTTATGGGAAAAAGGCTGGCTCGTGAAAGACATGGCTGAAGAATTTGGAGTCCATTATGACACGATTATGAGAGACCTGAAAGTTGTCAGGTATCAATTGCTTAATGATGCTCTAATTGATTCAGGCATTGTTCTTGTACGCTGCATGGTAACTCTCAGAAGGTTGCAAAGAATGGCGTTTGAAAAGCTTTTAAGCTTACCAAAAAATGCGACAGGAGGGAAGCTCTTCGAGGAACTTCGGAAGATGGTAGAGCTGGAAGCAAAACTTACCGGTGCTGGTCAAATGAATACGAAGAATGTTAATCTTAAAAGCATTACAGCCAATCTTTCCAAATCAGAAATTGATGAAGTAGTTAGAGCGTCACAGAACAACGAATTCGAAGGATTGGTCAATGCTATGAGGGAAAGTGATGGCAACCTTGTTGAAGTCGTCCAAGCCCACCAATAGATTTAATGACAAAACTGCAAAACTTCATGCCTATGCACATTCGAAGTTGCTTTCCTATGTCAAACTTCAATACCCAAAATATGAAATAGCTCCACACCATCAATTAATTGCTGCACATCTCGAAGGTGTCGAAGATGGCACAATTCATCGACTAATGATCTTTATGCCGCCTCGTCACGGGAAGCGAGTAGCTGATATTATTGATGTTTTAACTCCTTCCGGCTGGAGAAAACATGGTAATTTATCTCCTGGGGATTATGTATTTAGTCCTGATGGTAATCCAGCGCTCATTACCTATTGCAGTGAAAAAAGAATTTGTGATGTCGAAATTGAATTTTCAAATGGAGAGGTGATCAAAACAAATAAGGATCATCTTTGGACTGTATATGATAGATCTGCTGCAAAATGGCGTACGGTGGAAACCCGAGCCCTTATGAAAAGGGTTTGGTATGGAGAAAAAGGTAAACGTGGTGGCAGGGCACGATGGCAGCTTCCTGATGTTAAACCGATTCAATTCCAGCGGGTAATTTTACCGATACATCCTTATACTTTAGGTGCTTGGCTTGGTGATGGACAGAGTGATAAGATGAGAATCTCTTATCATGAAGACGATACTGAAGTCGTAGAGGCAATAGCTGCCTGTGGTTATAGAAAAACCAGCTACTCTGTACAATGGCAAACAAATGTCAATTATACCACTTTTAACCATGGATATGTTCGCCAATTAAAAAGATTAAATCTTTGGAAGAATAAGCATATCCCTGAAGTTTACCTCAGATCGAATCGTGAACAAAGAGAAGAATTACTTGCGGGTTTAATAGATACAGATGGTCATGTGGATAAAAAAGGACGAGTTAGATTTTCAACTTGTTCTGAAGAATTACGTGATGGTGTTTTTGATTTAGCCACGACTTTAGGATTTCGTCCATATATTATAGAGGTACAACCTACAACCAGCTCAAGTGGAATTGTTGGTAAAAAAATTGTTTATCAGGTAGGCTTTCAACCAACAAGAAGCTTGCCAACGCGCATTCCGAGAAAACAAATATCAGGGCTTGATATTCGCAGAAGAATTTCTATTACAGATATCCGATTAGCAGAAAAGCCTGAAATGGGGCATTGTATAAAGGTTGATCGTGAAGACGGTCTTTATTTAGTTGGCAAACAACTTATCCCAACCCATAACACAATGCTTGTCTCAGAGTATTTCCCGGCCTGGTATCTTGGAAGAAACCCGTCACGTGAGGTAATATCAGCAACTTATTCGTTTGATCGCTCCACAGACATTGGGCGTAAAGTCAGAAATCAACTGACAGATCCTGTTTATAATGAAATTTTTCCTGGTTCAACAATCTCATCTGATAGTAAAAGTGCAAATAAATTCAATACGGAAAAGGGCGGAGCTTATTTTTCCACGGGTGTAGGCGGTGCGGTTACCGGTCGTGGAGCCCATTTATTTATAATAGATGATCCGATTAAAGGCAGGAAAGATGCAGATTCCGAAGCTTCTCAGCAAGATCTCAGGAATTGGTTTCGGGCTGTAGCTTATACCCGTTTAATGAAGGAACATGCCATTATTCTGATTATGACACGGTGGAGTTACTATGACTTAGCCGGATTTTTGATAGAAGAGGCCGCACATGAAGATTGGAAAATACTTGAACTTCCGGCAATTGCCGAAGAAGATGGGGATGTTATTGGCAGGATGTCTGGAGAAGCTCTCTGGCCTTCAAGATACGATGGAGACAGACTTGCAAGCACGAGAACAACTATCGGAACTAGAGAATGGTCGTCATTGTATCAACAACGACCTATCCCGGAAGGTGAAGGAATTGTAAATATAAATTGGTTGCAGCATTTTCCTTTGCATGAATGGCAATATTTTATGTTTCCAAATTGTGAGGCGTTGTTTAGCCTGGACAGGTTAAAAAACAAGTGGAGAAGACAAATACTCGATGGTGTTTTGCCAAAGCTTACAAAAGTGGTGTGTTCGTGGGATACAGCTTTTAAAGAAGCGCAAATGAATGATCCATCCGCTGGAACAGTTTGGGGTATTGGTGATAATGGCAATTATTATTTGTTGGATTTAATTAATAAACGAATGGCATATCCGAGATTAAAAAGGAGGGTGGTTGCATTGCATGACAAATGGGTTGGATACGGATTTGGCCCTATTCCTATTTTAATAGAGGATAAGGCCAGTGGACAAAGTCTTATTCAAGATCTGAAGCAAAACCATACGGAACTCAGTGTCATTCCTATAAAGGCTGACGTGAACAAGAAGATTCGTATGAGCGAAACGTCACCACTGCTTGAGGCCGGTCGTGTATTTATTCCGGAGAAAGCTAGCTGGAGAGTTGATTTTGAAACCCAGATGGCGCAGTTTCCATATGGGAAATTTGATGATATTGTCGATTCTACATCACAGTTTCTTCGCTGGTCTGCACGTCCGCAGTATCGACGTTCAAGGAGGTTATACTGGAAATGAGCAAACTTTCATCAAAAGGTCGGAAAAAGATCAAGGGAAAAAATTTTGCATTACCTGGGCGAAGATATCCTATTCATGATATCTCACATGCCAGAAACGCCCTTGCCAGGGTATCTCAACATGGTACATCCGAAGAAAAGAAAAAAGTTCGGGCCGCCGTATGTCGTAAATATAAAAGCTTGTGTTTGAAAAAGAGGAAATAAAATGAAGAAGACAGAGCTGGAAGAAAAGAATAAAATTCATACAGACTACGAAGAATCGTGGAATTTTTACAGATTGGCATATGATGGCGGGCGTCCGTTTATTGAAGCTTCATTAGTTAAACATCCTCTTGAATCGTTTGACAATTGGAAGACGCGTATAGAAGAGGGTATTTGTTTTAATTATTCCGCAGCGATTGTGGATTTATTCAATTTTTATCTTACAGAAAGATCTCCCATTAGGCATATGGGAGGTGTGGAAAAGAATCCTCAATGGAGAATGTTCGAGGAAGATGCGGATCTGTCCGGAACAAATTTTGATATGTTTTTGAATAATTCACAGAAACTTGCATCTGTATATGGATCTGCCGGTGTTTTAGTCAATAAGGCCGAAAGTCTGCAGACAGTTGCCCAGGAGGTTGAAGCAGGAGTTTATCCGTATTGCAGCCTTTATACCTTGTCAAATATATATGATTGGGCATGGGAAAAAGATCCGAATACCCATCGTCCTGTTTTGAGCTATTTGAAACTAAAGGAAAGTCTGGAGGATACATATACAATTTGGACAAGAGACAAATGGGAAATTTGGAGATCAAAGACATCGGAAGAAAATACAGCATCGGCATATCAGTATAAAGGTGATGCTATTCTTGTTGGTGCAGGTGGTAATCCACTAGGTGAGATTCCATTTGTATGGCTTCCTAATATTAAAAACATATATGTTCCATATATTGGCATCTCCGATATTCGTGAAATTTCGTATATTACAGCCAGTATTATCCGGAATCTGTCTCATGGTGAGGAAGTAATAAAATTTGCCGGATTTCCGATGCTTCGTCTTCCAATGCAGAAGGAAGGCGATGAGCCGGCTGGAGAAACTGTTGGTGTTCGGGCAGTTCAGGAATTTCCACCTGATAATCCCCAGGCCAGACCGGATTGGATGGAAGCTGCTATTGCAGAACCCATTAATTCCGTATTGGATTGGATTGATCGAAAGGTTGACGAGACCTATCGGATAGCCCACTTGTCAGGTGTTCATGGTCAACGCAAAAGCAATAATGAAGTTTCGTCCGGGTTGGCCCTTCGATACGAATTTCAACAACTTAATAGTGTGTTGATTCAAAAAAATGCCAATCTTCTTGAATCGGAACAGAATATAATCCGATTGTGGTTGAAATGGCAAAATATCGAAGACAAGTTTGAAAAAGTTGATATAACCAGATCTCCACACTTTTCGATTGATGATCTTAGTCTTAGTCTGGATAATATAATCAAGGCTATGAGTGAGGTGACAAGCAAAACTTTTAAAGAGAAGGCCCAGAAGCATATGACCAAGATGGTGCTTCCGGACCTTACAGATACTGACTACGAGGTTATCGAGGGTGAAATCCGGGAATCTTCCGAGGAAATTAATAATGAAGTCGATAGTAGTGGAATTCCTGAAGAAGATTAATATTTAACAGAAGTGCCTAAAATATTTGTTAAAGAGTTCTTTTCCTATTGTAAACCAAAAACGAATGTCCGTGCTATTTTTACTATATTCAGCTTCTCCAAATGTCGCAGTTTTGTGATATCCGGTTGTATATAAAAAACAAACATCATTTGCCCTACTATATTGATATAATCTATCCTCTTTGTACTTTTCAATAGACTTGATGCAGATGGCTTTTCTCATGGGACCGGACTCATTTTCTGTTCATCGGTCTTTAATATAGCCGGTTTAGTTGATTCAATATCAGATACTTCAACACAAGTAATTATCTCTTCTCCATCATCCTGGTTCATTGGCAGCAGATTCATTCGTCCACCATTTTCTGTTTCGCAGTGAATGGTTACAGCGCCTGACAATTTTACCCTTTTTGAAAGATAATCCTTTATAGCTGCGATTAGTTCCTTTTGGGTTAACTCGAATACCTTGGTTACTTTTTCTTTTGTTTTCATTTCTCTCTCCTTTTTATTCATTTTATCTAATATGTTCATATAAATTTTATTGAACTTTTCTCTTCTTTGTACCGAATCTGCAATGTACTTAGCCAAATCATTGTCTATTATATTGTGTACTTTTACAATTTTTTGCCTATCTGTTTCAATTTTTACAATATCATTTAAGCTTTTTATTTCTCTGATACCTGGGCCGTAATAACTATCGTGTAAGTCAAAAAGAGTTATATTTGGTTTTCCATTTATGACTATTCCACAGCTTTCTCTTTTCATCCATACATAAAGTGAAGATTCGATATCACATCTCATCATGCATGGGAACATCAATTTGGACATTACCAATATCCGTTTATTTCACATTCAACGAAATTTATTGTTGATATATCATTGTTTAATGTATCAACTGCTATATATTTTGGCATTTTTCTTGGTGGTTTATGATACCAAGTTTTTGCACCGACTAATAAATCCATATTGAATGGATGACTTAAGAAAGATTCTTTAACATTTTCGAGAACATCATGATCATATCCTAAGTTAAATGAACCAACTATGTCCATGTCTTTTCCATTATCATCAAGCTTTTTTTGAAACATTTTCCTGTCGATGCTTGGTCTTGTTCCTTTTAATGCGTATGATTCAGTGTCTGTATAAAATGGCGCCATGAAATCTATTGCCCAGTCATCTGTGAATGTGAAAGCATGGAAATTTTTCCTTGTTGATATTAAATTGTCTCCATCTAATTCACCGAATGCAAGCATTGCATCTTTTTTGACACATAGTACAAATGAGCCACAACCAAGCCATGCTTCTACCTTATAAAATTCTTGTAGTAATGCAGCGCCGATCAATCCAAAATAAATACAACTTTTATCAATCTTCGTTTTTAATAATAAAGAATAAATTGTGCTTGATATTCTTTTGTAATCTTCTTCAGGTATTAACAATTTCGTTCTCCTCTAATGTACACTCCTCCGGTTTTTTGTCTTCATGAACTTTGACAAATCGTGGAAATATAAAGTGCCCATTCTTGTTCTGAGCATCATATTTGATTTCGATGACACATGGGAATGTCCAAATAGATGGATCCGACATTTCATCAGTGAGTCCGGATCCAG